CATGACGGAAAGATTGATTTGGTTGAGATTGCAAGTCAACTGAATATTTCGCCTGGGACAATCCGAGGATGGAAATCAAAAGATTCCTGGGATATACAATTGAATGGAACGCTCCGTAAAAATACGGAACGCTCCAAAAGAAGAAAAGGTGGTCAGCCGGGAAATAAAAATGCGGAAGGCCATGGTGGTAATGGACCACCGGGAAATAAGAATGCAGTTAAGACAGGAGAGTTTGAAGCTCTCTTTTTTGATACCTTGGATGTAGATGAACAGAAGCTGATTCAGACAGTACAGCCTGATAAGGAACAGCTACTTTTACAAGAGATACAGCTTCTGACAGTCCGTGAAAGACGAATGTTGAAACGGATTAATCAGTTGAGGATGTTAGAAAGACAAGATCCTACGTCAGATTCTGATAGTGAAACGGTTCCTCCGGGAATGTCGGTAACAGAGTATAGTTCCGGCATAGAAAAGGGCAAACTTACTGAATTGAAAAAGTATGAAGGGATTCTTGGACAGATTCAGTCCATAGAGGATGCTCTTACCAGAGTACAGGCAAGAAAGCAGAAAGCAATTGAGACGCTTCATAAATTCGGATATGATGATGCGAAACTGGAACTTGCAACTATGCAGCTTGAATTTGCAATGCTGAAACAGGATAATGTTGATGAGAATACCACAGATGATGGATTCCTGGATGCGATAAATGCGACTGCAGCGGAGGTTTGGGGTAATGAAAATGAATGACAAGATCAAAACCCTGAAAGAGAAACTGCAGAAAATGAAGATTAACCGGGGGAACAGACAGATCGGTCAGACATTTCAGTTTTCGCCGTTTTCAAAGAAACAGAAACAGGTGCTGACATGGTGGTGCAAAGAATCACCAGTACACAGCAAAGATGGAATTATAGCTGATGGAGCTATCCGATCAGGAAAGACAATCAGCATGTCACTGTCATTTGTAATGTGGGCTATGAATTCGTTTTCTGGCAACAACTTTGCAATGTGTGGAAAGACCATCGGTTCCTTCAGACGAAATGTTCTGTTCTGGCTAAAACTGATGCTCCGTTCCAGAGGGTATTCCGTAACTGATCACAGAGCTGATAACCTGTTAACGATCCGGAAAGATGGAAAGGAAAACTACTTCTACATCTTTGGCGGCAAGGATGAGAGATCACAGGACCTTATCCAGGGCATTACTCTTGCCGGTGTGTTCTTCGATGAAGTTGCACTGATGCCAGAGTCATTCGTTAACCAGGCTACTGGACGATGCTCTGTAAAAGGTTCTAAATTTTGGTTTAACTGCAACCCTGATGGATCATATCATTGGTTCAAGGTTAATTGGATAGATAAATGTGCAGAGAAGAACATTCTGTATCTGCATTTCACAATGGATGACAATCTGTCTCTGGATGAGGAGATCAAGGCCAGATACCGAAGTATGTACGTAGGAGTGTTCTTTAAACGTTACATCATGGGATTATGGGCGGCCGCTGAGGGGATTATCTATGATATGTTCGATGATGCCAGGCATGTTCGAGATGGGAAACTATGACCGTGATAACGGCTACCAGCAGGGATCCGTTACGCTGGAATACGAAACTAAGAAAATGACACAGGACAGAGGCCGTCTCTTCCAGCTGGATCCGATTGATGTCAACGAAAACAACTTTGTAACTACAGCGGCAGCAGCTATGGGAGAATTTCAGCGAACACAGGTTGTGCCAGAAATTGATGCATACCGTATCAGTAAGCTGGCAACCGAGACCATTACGGCTAATAAAGCAGGTATGGTAGCACGTGGATATACACCGGGCGCAACAGGAACCTCTGCGCTGCGTAAGCTGAAAGAAGCTATTAAAGCAGTACGAGAGGGATATAACGGTGCACTGGTGTGTCAGGCAACACCTGATTTTATCATGGAACTTGAACTGGAACTTGCAGGAAAAATCACGGCAGCTACATTTTCTAAAGGCGGCATTCAGACACAGGTACCGTCTGTGGATGGTGTACCGATCATTTCCACACCGTCTAACCGTATGTACACAGTGATTAAGATCAATGATGGAAAAACATCCGGACAGGAAAAAGGTGGATATGAGAAAGGAACGACTGCAAAGAGCCTGAACTTCTTTGTATGCCCGGTTACCACACCAATTGCAGTAACCAAACAGGATATCATGCGTATCTTTGATCCAAACATCAACCAGAAACTGAATGCATGGCAGATGGATTACAGACGTTTCCATGATCTCTGGGTACTGGAGAATAAACTGGATTCTGTTTTCCTGAATATCAAGGAGGCAGAATGATGAGATTAATTCGAGCTAATATCGAAATAGACGTAGAAAATGCAGCAACAGCAGAAAAACTTATGAAGAGTGGTTTTGAGCCGTTGGAAGGAGTAACGAAAGTTGCTCCTTCTGATTCTGACAAGACTAAAAAGAATCTGGATGAAATGACTGTTGAAGAACTGAAAGCTATTGCAAAGGAGAAAGGTCTGTCAGGAGTATCAGCTCTTGCTAAGAAAGATCTTCTTGAAATCCTGAAAGAGTGATCACATGGCAAAAGAAAGAGACATTGAGAAAATCATAACCTTAACAGGAGAAAAGGACGAAGATCTGATTGAACTTTTACTGGATGATGCGGAAGAATTTGTCAAATCTTACACAGGCAGAAAAAACATTGTAACCGGTCTGGAAAAGGCGGTCAGAGATCTTGCTGTGATCGCACTGAACCGGATGGGAACAGAGGGAGAAAAAGCGAGAAGTGAGGGTGGAGAGAATTATACCTTTGATGACGCTCCCAAACAAATCTACGACACTATGAACAGATTTCGCCTTGCGCGAGTGGGAGGTAAGGCTTTTGAGGCTTCGAAGAAGTAGGATTGAAACGTATTATCACAAAAAGCGTATAGTTGAAAAGGATAGAGAGGGCAGTACCAGAGAATCATATGGTACTGCTTCTTCTGTAGAGGGGGAATCCTGGCCGGCATCTGGTAAGGTACAGGTGCAACAGTATGGAGAACGTCTGAATTATATCCGCAATGTGCGGATATCTGGAAAGTACGAAGTGAAACCAGATGAAAAGGGAAGAATGCATTATATTCTTGAGAATGGCACAGACATTCAGGAATCAGATGGAATATGTCTCTTTGCTGGAAAAGATGAAAAACCGGATTACAGGATCATCTCCATCAAGCCATACAGGATATTGAGTTTAGAGGTAGAAAAGATATGAGTGTGAGCGGTACAGATGATGTTGACAGGACATTGAAAAAACTATCAGAACTGGATATGAAACAGGCTGTAGCCGATGCAATTCAGACTGTCCGCGCGGCGGCTGTTTTGAACTGTCCCGTAGATACTGGAGAATTGCGGCAGAGCATATATGCAGACGTTGAGGGGGATGCCAATAGGGCTGTTGGAACCTGCTGGACAAACAGAGCGTACGCGCCATATGTGGAATTTGGCACTGGTCCGAAAGGACAGGCAGATCATGCCGGAATATCCCCGGAAGTCACACCGGCATACACGCAATCCCCGTGGTGGATCCATGAAAGTCAGGTCGATCGCAGAACTGCAGAAAAATATCGCTGGTTTTACATTGATACTCCACAGGGAAGATTCTACCAGTGCACAGGTCAGCCGGCACACCCGTTTATGTATCCGGCGCTTCATGATAATGAAGATAAGATTTTGAAGAATATGAAAGCAAGCTTTCAGGCAGACATAGGAAAGGTATCAAAATGAAAAACATAAAAGATCAGGTATACAAAGCGCTGTGCGGTGTCACAGATAATGTGTCAGATGCTTATCCGCGCTCATGGGCGGAAGATGTAACAATTCAGTATACGGAAGAACAGAACAGTGTGTATGAACACAGTTCCCATGGCGAGCTTGTTGGAGAGGATAAATCACTTGTCCGGTACAGAATTGATATATGGCATCGTAACAGCACATCGGCGGCAGCTATGGCTGTTGATGAGGCAATGAAGGAAACGGGACTGAAAAGGATTGAGTGTCAGGATGTTCCGGATCCTTCAGGAATGAAACATAAACAGATGAGATACGAAGGAATTATTGACATGGATTCCGATGAAGTATATTGGAGATAGGAGGAATACAGAATGTTAGCAAATGGTGCAACACTGGGATATAAGAAAAAAGCTGGCTCACCTAGTACATATACAGATCTTCCGGGATTAAAGGAAATCCCTGAGATGGGTATTGAGGCAGAAAAAGTAGAAAACTCCGGCCTTACAGATGGACATAAGATGTATGAGCTGGGTGTGGGTGATCTTCCGGATATGGTTTACAAATTTAAGTATGACAACACAAAAGCGGACAGTCCATATCGAGTTATGAGGGCGGCAGCGGAAAGCGGAGAAGTATTATCATTCCAGGATAAATTAAAAGATGGCAGCGTTACGGAATATGATGCGCAGGTATCGGTAAAACGTACGGGCGGAAGTCTGAATGGTGTTATTGAATTTGAACTGACTATGATGGTTCAGTCCGAACTTAAGTATACGGATCCGGCATAAAAGGCAGAGAGGAGAAAACAACATGAGTGATATCGGTGGATTAGACACTGTAGAAGAAACAACAGAAGAAAAAGTTGTGGAGATGACAGAGAAAAAGGAGCGCAAGCCTTTCCATTACTGGACAGTAAACGGCAGAGATTATCGCCTGAAACTGAAAGCATCTACGATTGGCAAGTTGGAAAACAAATATCGTCAGAATATCCTGAATATGTTAGATGATATTCCGCCACTTTCTGTGATGCTTACGATCATTCAGGCTGCAATGGAACCATGGGAGCATGGAATGAGTTACACAAAGGTTCAGAACCTGTATGATTACTGGGCTGATAAAGAGGGCGGCAACCAGACGGACCTGTACTCAAAGGTAATTATTCCTACACTTGCGGTATCCGGTTTTTTTACGCAGGAGCAGGCGGATGTTCTGGTGGAAGAGATGCAGAACGTCTAACGGATTTTGTGAGTGAACTGTACACGGAAGCACTTGACTTGGGAATTTCCATAGAAACATTCTGGAACTCCTCACTTGCAGAGATTATTGATCTGATAGAAAGTGCATACCGTGTACAACTGAAAAGAAGAAAACAGCGAATAGAGGATAACTGCACACTGGCAGAAGCAATAGCCGCCAACGTAGGAGCCCTGTTTGATGAAAACAGCAGACCATTCCTGAAACCATGGGACTTCTACCCGAAACTGTTCGAAAAAGAACAGGAGATGTATGAAAAGGCGGAAGAAGAACGGCAGTGGATGGAATACAGTGAGAAACGAAGAGAATATATAAATGAATTTAACCGTCGTAGACATGAATAATGCTACGGCGGATTTTTGATGGGAAGGAGGTGGAGTTGTGAGTGAAGATCTGAAAAAAATGAAAGTCACCATTGAAGGTGATGCGAAATCCCTCAAAAAAGAGCTGGGTTCAGCACGTCAGGAAACAAGGCGAAGTTCAGCGGTAATTCGAAAAGAAATCGAAAAAATAAAGCAGAGCATGTCTGGAAAACTACCTAAAGTACCTCAGAACATAAGCACAACTATGCGACAGAGTTTTCAGAACATAAAAGTAGGTGCGCCATTTTCGGCTATGGCTCAGGATGTAAAGCAATATGTAAAAGAAGCTCAACTGGCAGCTGGTATAAAAGTACATACAGAAGAGTACGAACAGACAGAAAGAGACATTGAACGTGTTTCCCAGTCTTTGGAAGGCTTAAAACAGAAAAAACGTGATCTGATGAACAGTAGCGGCGGAACTGAGAGAAGTGAAGCAATAGCGAATGTGAAAGAGCAGATTGCGGCAGCAGAACAGCAGCTTGAAAAATATCAGGCACACAGACAGTATATGCAATTTAGCAATACAGACAGCGAACGCGCATACACAGGAAAGCTTTCTGACGGAAACAGTTTTGAGACAGCAGGAGCTGTTATGAAGCAGACGGCAGAACGTATACGAGAAGTGAAAGAAGCAACTGCAGAGACACTTAAACAAATTCCGGTGTTGGGTAGAGTCTTAAGTAATGCTGCGTATATTGGTTCAAAAGGCTGGGGCGGTTTGAAGAAATTGATTTCCGGTGTTGGCTCTGGTGTGAAATCACTGGCATCCGGTGCAATCCAGAAATCTTCCGGCGCTTTCGGCGCACTGATCCAAAAATTTTCATCCGGGATTCCAACTTTGAAAAGAACACGGTCTTCTTTCAATGGTCTTGGAACATCCGGAAAAGGCCTGGCAGGAATACTAAAAACAGTTGGCATGACTGCAAAATTCATGTTTGCAAGTTTTGTAATTCGTGGAGCAATTAACGGAGCAAAACAGGGATTCCAGAATCTGGCACAGTACAGCGGATCAACCAACAGCAGTATATCCATGCTGATGTCTTCGCTGACACAGCTCAAAAATTCGCTTGCGGCTGCATTTGCACCGATTCTGGAAGTAGTAGCACCAATCCTGAACAGCTTTGTTCAGATGATTATCCGGGCAGTAAATGCGGTAGGACAGCTCATTGGAGCGCTTACCGGCAAAACAACCATTGTCACCGCGAAAAAGCTCAATCAGGACTATGCAAAGAGCCTGAGCGGCACATCCAGCGGTTTAGCGGATAATGCAAACAATGCGGACAAAGCTTCGAAAGCTACAGAGAAATACAAGCGGACCATAATGGGGTTCGACCAGATCAATAAGATGGATGATGATTCATCCTCAGATTCTTCTGGTGGAGGTTCATCTGCAGGAAATCTCGGTGGCCTCAGTGATGCAAGTAACATGTTCCAGACCACGACGGTCACGAACCAGTTCAAAGATCTTGCAAAGCTTATCAAGGACGCATGGAAAAATGCAGATTTCACCGAACTTGGTTCGATAGTTGGCGAGAAGTTAAATGCTGCATTAGAAAAAATTCCGTGGAAGAAGATCCAGAACACTTGCAACAAGATCGCTAAGAGTATTGCTACTTTCCTTAATGGATTTCTGGAAACAACCAACTGGAAACTGGTTGGAAGTACCATAGCAAAAGGTCTCAATACGGCATTTGGTTTTGTAAATACCTTTGCAAAGAATTTCCACTGGAAAAGTCTTGGCAGGGCAATATCCGATGGCATAAATGGCGCGGTTAAGTCTTTTGATGCAGCGCTGGCAGGACAGGCCATAAGCAATACAGTCAAGGGCATTCTTGATACGATCATCGTAGCAATCGAGAATACCGATTGGCAGCAGGTCGGAGAGAAAGTCCGGGAAGTTCTGGTCAACATTGACTGGAAAGGCATTGTAAGCAGACTTTCAGAAGCCATAGGAGCAGCATTCGGTGGTTTCGCGGCATTCATCGGCGGATTGATTGGAGATGCATTTACCAGTGCAAAAGAATACTTCGAAGGCAAGATTGAAGAGTGCGGTGGAAATGTTGTACTCGGCATTTTCAAAGGAATTATAGATGCAATAAAAGGTATTGCAGCATGGATTAAGGACAACATATTTACACCTTTTATTGATGGATTTAAGAATGCCTTCGGAATCCATTCCCCGTCTACCGTAATGAGGCAGCAGGGAATATACATCATAGAGGGATTGCTTGAGGGTGCAAAAAATAAGCTATCAGATTTACTGAGCTGGTTCGGACAGCTTCCGGGAAAAATAAAAGCAAAACTCGGTGATGCAAAAGCTTGGATCAAATCTAAAGGTTCCGATGCGATTCAAGGTCTGAAAAGTGGATGGGAAGCTGTGAAAGAAAGCCGCTTTCTGAAGTATGTTGCCAATATGAAGAATGAAGTATTTACAAAAATCGGAAACATCAAGGAAAAGGTTACATCCAAAGGTAATGATATTATCAGTGGAATGAAAAATGGATTTTCCAGTCATTGGAGCTCTTTTACGGAAACGTTGGGGAATATTCCGAGTAAGATTTCGAAAGCAATTCCTAATCTGTTCTCGATAGGAAAAAATGCAATTCAGGGCTTTGCAAATGGTTTTGGTTCTGTTCATATTCCACTTCCACATGTTTCTGTATCATGGAACAGGCACAGCGTGGGACCGGTAAGTTTCTCCACACCTTCTTTCGGGCTGAATTGGTATGCAAAA